GCAGCTTCATAAAGCTTGAACTGTTCGGTATGGCCGAAATGCTGAAAGATTTGACCGTTTTCATAGGTAACTGCAATTTTCATAATGGATTCTCCTTTGCAATTTTTATTGGATTTTCCTGTGTTGGCTCTCTGCGTCCGGCAGCAGCGGCCGCAGTGGGCTGCCTCCTGTCCTCCGCAGATGCGGTAGTTTCCCCCGGTGATGTGCAGCGGTTTCCCGTGGACAAGACAAGCTGCAATCTTGCGCCGTGCGCTTCCGTAAATCTCCTGCACGGTAGAGCGGGAAATGTCCATTTGCGCGGCACACTGCTCGTGGGTTTGCTGCTCCAGGTCAACCAGCCGCATGACCTCGTACTCGTCCAGCGTCAGCAGGATCGGCTCTCTATCCCCACATCCGTCGGGATAGAATGTATCGACTTGCGGCGCGCCACAAATCCGACGGCACCGTGGCGGTCTTGGCATAGACGCCTTCCTCCTTCTGTTTTCGGCATATACCGATTATACAGCATATTTAGAGAATTGTCAATAAGAAGTGAGCGTTTTACCACCTCGGAATTTGAAGGTCATCCGTCCGTCGGCGTGGACGGTTATCGTGTCGATAATGGTGAGCCAGAGTTTTTCGTCAAACTCGGTGAGGGCATCCAATTCCTGCACCTCAAACATAAACGCTCCGATGGCTTCTGCCTGGGCTTCCCGTGCAGCTTTTGTAGTGCGGAGCTGTTCGAGCCGTGCCTTGGCTTTTTCATATCGCTCTACAAACCCATTGTACCGGGCGGCGTATTCTTCCTGGTTCTGTGCCATCTGTGAATTTTCCGCAATGCAACGCTTTGTCAGTTCGGTCACCACATCGATCTCCTCAAGCAGACTCTCGATTTCTGTATCAATGCCTGTACAGTCTGTCAGGGTGGCTTGCATCAATCGGCAATCCTCAAGGATGTTGTCTTTGCTTTCGATGATAGCGTTAAGGGCGGTCACGAACCGCGCTTTAATGGTTTCCTCGTCCAGATGCGGCGTTTCGCATTTGTGCTCACCCTTGAATTTGCCGTTGCATTGCCAGATGACCCTGCGGTATTTTGAGGTCGAGTTCCAGACTTTCGAGCCGAAGTAGGAACCGCAATCACCACAGATAATTCGGGAGGAAAAAATACTCTTTCCGCTGTACTGGCGGCTGATCTGCTTGCGCCGCGCAAGCTCCGTCTGAACTTTGTCGAACTCTTCCGGCGTAATAATCGGCTCATGGCTGTGTTCCACATAATACTGCGGCACCTCGCCCTCATTGACCTTCCTCTTTTTTGTGAGGAAATCGACCGTAAAGCATTTCTGAAGGAGTGCAGCGCCCTTGTATTTCTCGTTTTGAAGGATGCTTTCCACTGTACTGGTCTGCCAGCGTTGTTTTCTCGATGGAGTCGGAATCCCATCTGCTGTCAGTTCCTTTGCAATGGCCCCCGGCGTCAACCCCTCCATGAATCGAGTATAAATCCGGTGGACAACGATTGCCTCCTCCGGAACGACTTCTGGAAAACCGTCCGCTCCTTTGCGATAGCCGAGGAACTGCTTGTATGGGAGGTTGACCTTTCCATCGGCAAACCGTTTTCTCTGTCCCCAGGTAACATTCTCGGATATGGAGCGGCTTTCTTCCTGTGCCAAGCTCGACATGATGGTGAGCAGCAGTTCTCCCTTGCCGTCAAAGGTGTAGATGTTCTCTTTTTCGAAGTAGACTTCTACGCCTTTTTCTTTCAGTTTGCGGATGGTAACCAGGCTGTCGACCGTGTTTCGGGCGAAGCGGCTGACCGATTTTGTGACGATGAGGTCGATTTTGCCGGACATGGCATCGGCGATCATTTCATTGAAGCCGATGCGATGCTTGGTGTTCGTGCCGGAAATGCCCTCGTCCGTGTATACTTTTACAAACTCCCATTCGGGATTGCGTTTGATGTATTGCGTGTAATAATCCACCTGTGCCTCGTAGCTGGTGAACTGCTCATCGCTGTCTGTGGACACTCTTGCGTATCCTGCGACCCGCCGTTTTTGTACAGCCACCTTGGAAAGGTGCGTCAGCGGATTGATGGTCGGCGGAATGACTGTGACCGACCGCGCTGCTGTTCTGCTCATTTCTTTTTCCTCCTTGCCTGCAGTGCCCGCTGTCGTGCCTTTTCCTTCATTTCAGGCGTCCAGCTTTCTGCTCTGGAGCGATCTGTCCACCGTTTAACGATTTCAGAACCGTCGTCCATACAGAACACCACCATATTGTTTTTCTCTGCTCTGATTGCCGTTATTTTGCTTCTGACCATATCGGGGTCAAAGCTTACTGCGCCCAACACCTCGCAGGTGAGGACTTCGAGCGTTTCTTCTGGAATCCGCTTAGCGGCACATTCGGATTTTCCTTTTGTCTGGAATGTAGTGCAATTCCAGTAGTGTTTTTTGCGGTAAGTTACGCGCTTATATGTGTTGCCGCACAGTCCGCAGTGAATCAGCCCCGAAAAAACTGAACGAGTCGGTTTCTTGCGGTTGGCAGCCTGCTGCGCCAGCATTCTGAGCCGCTCCTGTGCCTTATCAAATGTTGCCTGGTCGATGATTGGCTCATGCGTTCCCTCGGCATAGTACATAGGAAGCTCTCCTCGGTTCGGCAACAGCTTCTTTTCAATATGATTGTTGCGGTATCGCTTTTGCAGGAGCGCATTTCCGAGGTACTTTTCATTGGATAAGGTATTCCGCATCCGCTCCGCACACCATGTGCCGCCGAGAACGCCTTTATGTCCTCTGGCATCAAGGTCACGGCAGATGGAACTCATGCTCTCGCCGCCGTTGAACCGTGCAAATATCTCTCGGACGATGGCAGCGTCCTTCTCATTCACCTGAATGCCGTCCGGCGTGATGTCATAGCCGAACAAAAAGCGGAGGTTGATGATTTCTCCGTTTTCAAAGGCTTTTCGGACACGCCATTTCTGATTTTCACTGGCTGACAAACTCTCTTCCTGTGCGTAGGACGCCAGGATGGTCATCATCAGCTCACCGTCCGTACTCATGGTGTGGATGTGCTGCTCTTCAAAGAACACATCTACGCCCAGGCTTTTCAGCTCTCGGACAGTCTGAAGAAGCGTCACCGTATTTCTGGCGAAACGGGATATGCTCTTCGTAATAACAAGATCGATGTTCCCTTGGCGGCACTCCTCAATCATGTGCTGAAACCCGGCTCGTTCTCTTTTTGTGCCGGTCACAGCCTCATCGCTGTAAACGCCGCAGTACATCCACCCGTCGTGGCTCTGAATCATTTTACTGTAATAACTGACTTGAGCGGACAGCGAATGCAGCATGGCATCCTTTCCTGTGGAAACACGGGCATAAGCGCAAACCCGCAAAGCTTTCGGCTGTGCGGGTATTAAGGCATCGACCCTTTCTACGACTCTCTTCATGTGGTTCACCTCCCTTTGGTGTGTGACATATTACCTCTAAAAACACGATATATCCAGCAATTTCAGCGGAATATACTACACGAAGATATGCCGTATTTCTCGGCTATAATTGTATCGATCTTAGCGTACTCTTTGGCTGATATCAGCCCCTTGGAACGCATACTCCGGGCGAGTGCCATCGCCATCTGGTAGGCAAACAGACGCTTATCGTAATCACTCATGGTCGGCCTCCTTCCTGCGGAATTTCAAATAGCAGTCACGGGAGCAGAACACCCGATGGCTGTTGCCATAGCTTTCAAACTGCTTCCCGCAATGTCGGCAAGTGAGTGTGTAGTACGCTTTTCGCTGCACTCTTTCGGGATGTGCGTTCCACCACGCCATTCGGCAGGCATCGGAGCAGAACATCCTTTTCCGTTTATGCGGTGTCTGCTCAAGCGGAGTCAGGCAGTTTCGGCACAGGGCATTTGAGTCCGGCATCTCTTTGATCTGCACAGGATGTCTGGCGCAAAAGGACTTTACAGTGTTAAGCGGTAGCCCTGTTATAGCGGATATTTTCTTATACCCGTAGCCCTGGTGTTGGAGTTCCACAATTCGTGAGCGTTCCGTGTCTGTCATAGTGATTGATACCTCATTCCTGAGAAATAGCGTTTCTCGCTATACCCAGAGAAAAGGCATTTTTGTCAGGGTAAAATGGGCAAAAAAATAACGCCCTCCACGGAAAAATCCGCAGAGGGCGTGTGATAGGATCGGTTTACTTGTTCGGAATCTTCAGCTTCATGCCGCTGTAGATGACATTGCTTTTCAGCCCGTTCAGGCTGACGATTTCCTTGTAGCGGCTGCCGTTGCCGAGATACTTCTTTGCGATTGCCCAGAGGGTGTCACCATGCACCACGGTGTGGTTGCGGTAATCCTCGGAGGGTTTCGTGCCTGCCACGGCGAGCGCAGAGGTCTTGACCGGCGACATGATGGCGTACCTGCCGGATTCATCCTTGTTGATGACGGCACGGTCGCCGCTGACCTCGACCACATACCAGCGGAGCTTCTTCACCCAGCCGGGAATGGCTTTGCCGTTATAGTATGTGCTGCCCGTGATGGTCACGAGGTCGCCAGCTTTGATTGTGCCAGTGGGCTGGGTCGGTTCGATCGGCTTCACCTCGCTGCCGAGAGCTGCCGTGACCTTGGATGCCAGATCGCCCATGCGGGCATACATCCAGTTACCGGGGCAGCTCTTGTTGGCAAACCACCGATGGACGGTCAGAACCATCTCGTCAGACTTCGGAGTGTAGTTCAGCGTCTTGGTCTTATCGCCCAGCCAGAGCAGCTTGGTTTTGCCGTTGCGCCTGCAGATATCGGTGCAAAGCTCGATGAGCCGCTGGTACACCACATCCTTGAACGCATACGGCTCGGTATTGTCGCTGGCGCACTCAATGGTGACGGCTCTCTGGTCGTTGGCTGCAGAAGAGGAACACCAGGAGCGGTTCTTCTCTTCCACATACATTCCGACCCGACCATCGACACCGATGCCGTAGTTACTGCTTGCCTGCCGTGAGGTCGGCAAAAAGATGTTGCCCAGCGTTTCCACACTGCACTGACCCACCACGCAGTGCGGCGTGATGTGGTCAATGCTGTGGGTGCGCTGCCCGGAGTGGTTCGGGCTGAGTTTGGTGTAGGACACCAGGGGGCTGTTCGTGTAAGCCATGCTATTCATCCTCCTTTTCACTGCGGTCATGAAGCTGCTCCAGAACGGATTTCAGCTTCTGCGGAATGGGCAGTCCCAGGTATGCGGCGTTCTCCAACAGGGACACGCCCTCATTCGATAGGTAGAAGAAAATGACGGCGGTACGCATCACCGAACCGCTGCCGATGACGCGGGTGTCGAGAATATGCCCGATGCCAACCAGAGCGAAGATGAGCACCTTTTTGAAAATGCCCTTGAAACCGACTTCGCTGGACAGCTTCTTATCCACCACGGCGCACATGATGCCGGTGATGTAGTCGATGACTACGAAAGCCAGAAGCGCATAAAGCAAGCCGTCACATCCTCCCAAGAACCATCCCAGCCAGCCGCCGATTCCGGCGAACACCACCTGAATGGTCGTCCAGAATTCTTTCATGTTGTTTGTCCTCCTTTGAGATTAAAAATGGGTATGAAAAAAGTGACGCCGGAGCGTCACGCTTTTCCGATAGCATAGATTGATACTTTGTAGGTTGCCGATGGTACCGTATTTGGTCTTACGGCAAATATCTTTCCGGGGTTGGTCGTTGTAGACCAGCTACTCGAACTGCCTCGCTCCACAAACATGGCGTAATTGCTGTTCTCCGTGGAGATATGGACATGAGGAATTTCCGCGAAGGTAAATGGAAAATTAGGGAGCGCAATTGCGCCGCTCTCATAGAGCACGCCCCATGCCGTCGAAATGGCGGTCGTAAAGGAATACTGACCCCAACATTCCGCTGTACCGCTTTTCCATTTACGGTAATTCCAGATGCCGCTTGTCCCTTGCTGAATGACAAAATCCGCAAGGGGTGAGCCATCCACCCGCATATCCCCGGCAACATCCAGCATGGCTTGTGGCTCCGGCGTGTTGATGCCGACCTTCTTTTTCCGAAGCGCAATGAGGGGCGTACCCTGCGGAACAGTAAAATACAGATCCAGACTGCTCAAAGAATAGAGCTTGTCTTGGATCTGTAGATGAAGGTCGTAGGAACTGTTGGCATCCAGACTGCACAGTTCCAAATTGGAGTAGCTGAAAGAGGTTCCGCTTTTTGTCGTGCCGGAATAGATGCTGGTGTAGCTGCCGTAACTGCTCTCACTGGTTTTCTTGTACCGATACCGCACATAAACCACGCTGTTTTTCTGCGTCCCGTCTACGGTAACAGCAGAAATAGAGCCGCTAAATTTGAGTTGCATTTCCGCTTCAATGTCGTTGGTTCGTCGGAGCGTCACCGAGGACACCTTCGGCTTTGCGTATGGGATGACCGTAATAGTTTGGGAAACGCTGGCGGTATAACCGCGGGAGTCCGTGACCGTGAGCGTGACCGTTACGCTGCCGGACTTGGCGATCTTTCCAACAGATAAGGCAGAGCCGGTAGTGTTAGAGGATGACAGCCCGTTGCAGGAAGCTGTGTAGTTGGAAATACTGGCACCGTTTTTTGCAGTTGCCGTTCCGGGCGTGACCTTGAGGGTCGAGTAGTTCTGAACGAATAGCTGGTCGTTGCCTGTGAGGTTTTTTGTGGTCGTGTAGCTGTCGGCATAAGTGAATCCGCTTATGGTCGGAGCAGAATTGGTCGCCGTGGTCAGTACAGTGGCGGTCTTGCTTGAAGTACTGCCGATCTGCGTAGACCCGCTGTAGGACGAAACCGCAAAAGTGCCAGTGAACGACTTGATGGATGCCATTGCATTCAGCAGTGTCGTCCTCTGCGCCGATGTCAGCGTGACTGTGCGGTTCGCAGTGCCCTTCGACCAGGAAGAAAGCCCGGAAATAGTCAGGATGGTCGTGCTGCCGTTTTTGAGCACCAGCGTATTGGTGTAGGAGGCTTCATACACGGTGACATTGAGAGTGAAGGAAACCGTGGCATTGTCCGCCGTCACCGTGTTGACACTATTCACCACAGCACCGCCCAGCGTCTTGACCGTGGAACTGCCGGAAGTGCCGTAGACGTGGTTGTATTGCCGCCTTGCTCTGACCCTCACCGTGTAGCTTGTATTCGGTGAGAGCGAGGACAATGTTACGCTGGCGCTGGTGGATGCCGTCGTTGAGAACTGCGTCCAGCTCGAACCGCCGTTTGTGCTGTACTGCCAAATGTCCGCCGTGGCAGAGGATGTAGCGGAGATTTTGAACCCGTTTGCCGTGACATTCGAGGTGCTGAAGGTCACGGTAGGTGCAGAGCGGTCAATGGTAGTCAGCGTCATGCTGCCGCCGTATTCCTGTGAACCGTAGATATAAACACGGGTCGAGAATCCGACCGCAATCGTTTTGCTGCCGTTGCTGTCATGAGCCACAGTAATCGTGCCGCTGACAGAACCTTTCTTTGCCGGGAAAACACGGTCATCCCAATAGGTACGGCCCTTTGAGTATACGGTCGTACCATTGATCGTTACAGTGGTCGTGTCAATGGTGTAGTAAGTGGATGCGCCACCGGTAGAGGTCAGCGTCCAGGAAAGTGTCGAGCTGTTACCGACCACATTCACGCTTTCTGAAATGTCCAGTTGAAGATAGCGCCCATCGTATGCCGCGCTTTTCCAAGTTGCCATAGCTTTCCCTCCTTAGTCCAGAATGACGATGTTCAGCCCTTCGGACGCCGTCGGCATCGGGACAAACTTCGTTTTGCCCACAGTCAGCTCGCCGTCCACCGTGGTTTTCTTAGTCTGCGTTTCGTCCTTGTTCAGGGTAAAGATTACCTCATCGTTGTAATAACCGGCGAACTCCGTGTTCGTGATGACCGTCCGCTGAGACGATGCGCTGTTGGATACCTCGATGCCCCGCTTGTCGATCTTGACCTCCTGCGTGTAGATCTCGTTGGGTGCAGGCGTCCACTTTCGGGGAATCGCTCCTTCTGAGATCATGATGTCGGCGAGATAAATGGACGCATCCCGACAGTAGCAGTAAATGCGCAGCGTGGAGTCAGTCACATCCGTGAGCGTTACGGAGTAATCCGTCCAGTCAAACGCCGTGGACTTATTGAACAGGTACTTGGTCTTGTTCCCGTTGTAGGTCACATAGAAATACCCGGACATGGTCGAGGTTTTCTTTGCCCGGACAGAGATCGTATAGGTGCCGGGAACCACCCCTCGGATGTACTGCGACAACGAGGAGTATGCGCCCAGCACAAAGCAGGAGTCGGAAATGGTGTTGTTTTGCGTATCTGTGGAGGCATCCGTTTTCACCGTACCGGAGTAGCTCCAATCGTCCGTGATGCCGTTCAGCCCGGAGGAATTCTGCACATAGTTGATGCCGCCGATGTACTGCTCCTGCATGGTGACGGACAGTCCATTCACCGTGTGTTCCAATTCCGAAACACGGCTTTCGGAGTTCAGCACCCGTTCCTCCAGGACGCCCTGGTCGTTGGACACTGTTTCCACCGTTTCGGTAAGGGTCGCCACATAGCTGTTCAGCCCGTCGATGGTCTGCTGGAACTGTGCGTCCTTCTCGGTCAGAATGGAAATGGTGGTGCGGATCGTTTCAATGTCGTTCTGCACCACCCATTCATTTCCGTCCCATATCTTCGTTTCCGGCGGGGTCACGGAAGTATCCACCCAGAGCTGCCCCTCATAGGGGTTCTCCGGCGGTGTGTCCGAGGTGACCACATCGCAGAGACTGATAATCGTGAACTGTGCCGATGCGATCATCTCACTACCTCCTCAGATTGCCACAACGACCATAAAGGTTGCCTTGGTATCCACATCGGCACTGGACACCGACAGGGTCTTGCCGGTCTTGCTGCCGTTGGTTCCCCAAGAGGTGTCGACTACACCATCCTTGTTGTACTTCGTCCAGGTGTAACTGCCGTTTCCGGCTGCGTCCACCTCGGAGCCTGCCTGATAGCAGACAGCGGTCAGCACGGTCGTGCCCTGACCGTTCTTGAACACATCGCCGCCCGTGGAGGTGACGATGATCTGCAGCGGGTCGGAGTTATCGATGAAGGTCGCCACATCGAAAAACTTCGTGTTATAAGAAGCGGATGCGGAATCCGTGTCCTGGGCACAGCACTTGAACACGGCGTAGCTGTCCACCGCTGCGGCGTAGACCGTGAGGGTATTGGTGGCCGTGCCGGTGTATTTGTCGGCGGTATCCGAGAGCTTGCGCCAGCCGATACCGAAGTCCGCATCATAGCCGGTGGAAGAGGTAGCAGTGACAGATGCGTCCATGACCGCCCACTTGTAGCTGACCTTGGTGGTGTCCACCGTAGAGCCACGCCACAGCTCGGCCTTGGCGGTCAGACTGGCAACTTCCTCGTTCTTGAACACATTTCCGTTGGGTGTGGTGACCAGCAGGTCGACGATGCCGGAACCGTTGACCACACGGGAGAAGGAAATGGTCAGCGGATGGGTCAGCGACAGACCGGTGCTTTCGTCCTTGTAAGTGATGACACAGCGATAGTCGATGCCGGGCAGTTCCGCCATGACATTGGCCTTGACCGTGAGGATGTGGCTCTTGGCACCGCTGAGAGCGTAGTTCGTACCTGCGGTAATGGTGGTGTTGCTGTCGCCCACATACCACTTGACCGAGGTGACATTGGCGGTGGCGATCTGGTCGGCAGTCGTACCGATAACATACAGGCTGGGCGTCAGAACGAGGTTCTTCGTTTTCCAGTCGGGGGTGTAACTGCCGTTGTCGGGGTTATACATCTGCGTCTTGGCGAGGTTTGAGCCGATGTACCCCGTCAGCGTCAGTGCGTCATTGTAGTCGATGATGGTAAACTGACCTTGTGCTTTGCTCATGTGAGAAGCCTCCTTTAAAGTTGTTGTATCAGGAACGGGCGCTGTGCCGGTTCCTGTTGTGGGTTCTGCGGTTGCCATAATGAATTCCTCCGTTATAACAGGCTCTGCCTGGTCGTGGTGTCGATGAGGTCACAATAAAAAGTGGCGCGGATTTTGACATCCGCACCGGTGATGACCACGGACTTTGCGCCGCCGAAATGCTGTTCATTCCAGACCTTGTCCGCCTCTGTATCCTCCGACACCCTTGTCCAGACAAATTGGTTGGCATCCAGCGTGTCGGTGATGTCCTCATCCCACGAGTACACCTTGGCGGAAAGCAGCGTTTTCACATTGCCGTTTTTGAAGATGTTCCCGTTGGACGAGATGATGACGAGCCGGAGCATTTTCTGCTCCTCGATGGTGGTAATGCGGTCGCTGACCTCTGTGACCTCCTTGCTGGTGGCGTAGGCACGAAGCACGACTTCGCCGCTCTCCAAATCCCACCATGACGAGCCATCCTGCGACTGAATGACACCGGCCTTGATGATGTTTGCCACCAAAGAGCCGGAAGTGATGAAGTCTGCAACGATCTGACCGTCCGCCGTGATGGCGGTTTCATAGGGACCGTTGTAGCCGTTATGGGAAAAGCCCAGACCGCCCACATTCCACCGCCAGACATTCACGGCTTCGTCAATGGAGGGAGCGTCCAGAATGAGCAGTTCATTGGGCTGTCCGTTTTCCTCGCTGGTGTGAATGACCACATAGCCGCCGCTCTGGCCGGTGATAAGCCCGGTGGCTTTGCCGATGGCGGTTTGGAGCAGCTTCGGAAAGCGTCCCACCGTGGACTCCACCTTATCCACCGTTGACTGCACCTCGGAGATGGTGGTGATCATGCTGGATTTGCTTTGACCGAGGGAAATGCTCACATACTGTTCGGCAAGGGTGTCGTATACGGTTTCGATGACCATAGCTGACACGCTGACACCCAGAAGCGAGTGACGGATGGTGACGGTATCGCAGAGGTTGACCCGCTCCAGCAGTGCCGAATACTCCGGCTGTTTCCAGAGCGGCTCAAAGGACACCTTCACCGTGGGGATAGTCGCTCCCAGCGGATTTGCCTTGATGTAACTGTTTGCTTTTGCTCTGAGGGCTTCCTCGGTCACAACTCCGTCAAACTGGTCGGAGAAATCCATGATAAGCGTTTTCGCCCGGACGATCTCCGAGGTCACAATGGGGAGCGTTATCTCCGGCAGCGAGATCACCGTTTCGGTGTCCGAGCCTTCCGGGGTGTACACGGCATACGGGAGCAGTGCGGTATACACGCCGCTGTTGTCCTCGTCCTGCTCCAGGGCGGTGAGGTTCTTGCCGTATTCAATGACCACGCCGGTCTTCTGCCCACGGTGCGAATGGAACTTTACCGTGAAGTTGTCCCACTCAAACTCGCCGTGCCATTTGGAGAGCATGGAGCCTTCCGTACCGCCGAGGCAGGCTCGGACGCTCTTCGGCTGCGTGACGGAAAACGCCTTTGCATCCGAGTAGTCCGTCCAGCCCGTAAAGCGGGTATCTCCGGAAAGGAGCTGCGAGAGAATAAGCTGCGGAGAGCGGCTCTCGGTCGAAAACGGCAGCACCGGCACATTGGCAAGGTCATACGAAATATGCTGACCGTAGATCGTGACGATGCCGTTTAAGGGTTTCGTGATGCGGTAAATGCGGAATGCCTGGTCGGCGGCGATGTCGTTGGGTTTTGCCTTGATAATGCACTCCTTGGTGATAAGCCCATAGTGCTGACCGCTGACAGGGTATTTGAGTAAGCACTCGAACACACCGTTTCGCTCTTCAGTGACTTCGAAGGAAATGGTATCCGTCATCACACCAAGGCCGAATGAGGAAAAGTCTGTTGTGTTAGGTGGATAAAGAACAGGAATCACGAACGCCACCT